AATTATCAACATGGGTGTAAATGTTTGCGGTTAATCGAATGTCTGAATGCCCCATGAGGTATTGAGCGATTCTGATGTCAACTTTTTTTCTGCATAAATTCGTACAGTAAGTGTGCCTCAGACAATACGGTACAATATCCTCCGCGAGAGGGTACGGCGGCATGAGTTTGTTCCTGTACACCTCACAGCCCATAGCAATGTTCATTTCCCGGCGCAGGAAGTTGAACGCGCGTTGAAAACTTTTATCGTTGTGCTTCTTTCCTGCTTCGTTTGGGGCGATATACGACGATTTAGGTGTGTCTTTTATTCTCTGATATAATTCGTCGGGGATTGGAATATTTCGCTCGGCATTGGCTGTTTTTGTGCCTCTGGCATGGAAAACATTATATTCTTTGTCACCGTCTTTTATGGTGGTGATGTCTTTCCCCATTGCTTCCCGTGCTTCCGAAGAGCGCAGACCTAAGTAATACATCAGCTGAAACGCAAGGAATCTTTCATTATCGCATACAGACAAAAAGATTTCCTCCTCTTCCGGCGTGAGGGAGCGGCGTTCATCCTTTGTGCCGGAGCGCATTTTGTAAAGGGCTTCGGTCGGGTCTTCGAGAATCAGCTTGTTTTCTTTCGCCGTTCGGAAGATGAAGCGTAATCCCTGATACACTTGATTGATTTGATATTGTGAATTTCCGTTTTGATAGGATAACACCGTTTGAACATCTATCGGCTTTATGCTCTTGAGGGTGCGGCTGCCGATATGCTCCAATATGCAATGATTCATTCGATACTCGTATCGCTTGCGGGTCTCTTCGTTCTGTCCTGTTTTGTAGGTAGCAATGCATTTTTCCGTCCAGTCTCTTACGGTCATATCACCCGAAACAACAACCTTTCCTTCTTTCAAATCCCTTTGTTTATTTGCCATTTTCATGATGGCTTCTTTTTCGGTTTTTCCTCTTACCGTGTAACGTTTACCCTCAAAGGTAAAAGTTTTTCTTATATATTCCATCATTTCCTCCTTAAACGCGAATTCGGTGCAATTAAAGCCCGGAATTACTGCCGGGCTAATTTTAATGTTTCCCTGTACTGCTCTGCGCTCGGTACATCAATGAACTCAACTGCTTTATCATGATTCTGAAAAACAACCTTTTTTATTTCATCTAAAGAAACTTTGAAAAACTCTTTTCTACCGTTTATCATGTTTACTTTTTTCGATTCAAACTCTCTGTGCAATGCCGCTTCAAGAGCGGGCGCATTTTCCGAAAAAATCATAGCATGAACATCGAATTTGAAAGGAACTGACGCGTCGCCTAATTCGTCCACGCGTTCCTGTGGGTCGAGCCTTCGCGTCATTCCTATTTTATAAACATTCTCTCCGAATGCGCCAATGTTAGAAATCACATAAACATAACCGGCTTTGATATTTGCCTGTCTGTAGTTTAAATCCTCGATGTTCGCAATTACTTTTTCAATATGTTTTTCAATTTCGTACTTTCTTTCAAGAAGTTCCTTTTTTTGTTCAGAATCGCAAGATTGAAGCTGTTCTGTCAGTTTTGACAATGCATTAGAATAATGCTGCCGTTCTTTTTCCGCGGTTTGTCTTGCAATTTCCATCTCTTTACGAGCCTGCTCTTCTTCTCGCCTTTGTGCTTTTAGTTCGCGGAGTGCTTCTTTTTCTTCTTGCTTTTTTTGCTCATACTCTAAGGCTAATTGCAATTCTTGGATTTTTAAATCAATATACCGCTCACTTATGAATATTTGCATAATTCTTCCAAGCTTTTCAATAGTATCTGCGGATTTACGGATTCGCGCTTCGCAACGGTCATAATTATTAAATCTTACAGATGAAACGGCAGCGTCACATTCGTTGTTGAAGGAACGCAAGCACAATTTTTGAACATCTTTTACTAGTTTTTTGCCCTCTGCTTTGCTGTTATTTACTGCCCATGTGAAGTTTCCACAAGCCGCAGTTCCTTCTTTTAGCATTGTTTTCTGTTGGTCTCGAATATGTAATAGCTTGTCCTTGTATTCCTCAGAATTTGTAAATTTCCATTTTGGCGTATATAACGAAAAAGATTCAAGTTCAATAGTGTCTATCGCGACCAAAATTTGGTCTTCCGTATCGCTAAGTTCTTGCGTTGATTCTTCCAGTTCTGCTTTGACTTTTTCAAGTTCTTTTTTTGCGTCGATTAGGCTCAAAGTTTCTTGGCTAACTTCAGAGCGGAACTCAGCTGTTTCTCGGTTTTCTTCTGCAATTTTTTTGCGAAATTCACTTAACATTTTTTGCTGTTTGACTGTGAGAACAATCGCAAGAATCCCTGGAATGATAAAGATTGAAAATGCAGCTAATATTGCAATAAATATGGTGTTTAAGTACCACGGAAGCTTATATGCTTTCATTTTTTTCCTCCTTTCATGCTATATCATAGCATGCCTTATAGCTTCAATCTCTCCGATTGGCATATCGCTGTCGAAGTCGTTATGAGCAATATGTGCTATTTCGTGTCTGATTGTGCGTATTTGCGCTTCTTCCGATAGATTCTCATTTATTACAATGGTGTAATAATTTTCGCCATCTTCATACCAGCAAAGCACCGCGCCGCGAAAATCGCAATCAAACGGTTTAAAAATAACTTTTACATTTTCCTCCAAGACATCACCTCATTTCAAATCTTTTAACAGATTATAAAAAGCGTCTAAACGCTCTTTTGGCATTCCCTTAGCAACGTCAAAAATTGCTCTTAATTCTTTGTTCTTCTGTAATTCCCTTGCAAGCATTTCTGTTTCAACATCGTAATGACTTTCTTTAGACACCCCGCTTTGCTTTCCCGTAAGAATGTAATCGGTTGATACGCCGAAGTATTTGGACAGCTTTAATAAGTATTCGTAAGTCGGTGTGCTTTTTTTCCACTTGAACGCATGCCCCTTAGTCATTCCGTTATCGATTTCCATCTGTTTAATAGTAGTTCCCTTCATTTTGCACAAATATTGCAGTCTTTCGTATATATCCATTTTTTCTCCAATCGTAAGGAAAACGATGCGTAAAAAAGCATTGACAAACGGAAAGTTTTGTGTATAATAAAGATATAAACGCAAAACTTTCAGTATACATGACAATAAAAACGCAATATGTTCCTTATTTATAAGTGTGGTTACTTGAATGATAGAATAAATTGCGTAAAAAGTCAATGTTTTTTCGTAAAGTTTTACGCAAATAATTAGGAAAGGAGAAGCAACGATGATTTACGAAAACATTAGGCATTACGCCAAGAAACGCGGCATTACGATTTCCGAATTAGAGCGACAAGCACACTTATCTAAAGGGCACATCTATAAATTTGACGGAAAAAGCGAACCGACAATTTCAACTCTGCAAAAGGTCGCTGACGTTTTAGGAGTAACAGTCAACACGCTGATTAAGGAAAGGAAAGAGTAATTAACAACTGAATATCCCTTGCATAGGCGGCTCACCCGGGGTTTTTCATCATTTTCTCCCCGTATATAAAATCTTACATCTTTCACTTTGGAACGCCTCCTACAGTTGCAAATACCGAGCCGCCCATGCAGGGGATATGGAAGGGAGAAAAGATGGACAAGCAGGAAATGATTCGGCGCATGTCGCAGCATGTGAAAGCGTCATTAAGTGAGGACGGCGAAAACATCAAAGGTGTTCCGCAGTTCATCACACGAATGCAGCTTGCGGAGTATATGGGATACAAAGACCCACACTCGGTAGACAAGTTCCTGTCGGGGCTTGAAAGGATTGCAAAACTCTACTTCATCCCTGATGTAGTAGAGAAGATAAAGAGAGGAAGTGAAACAAGATGTTAAAGGACCTTATTGAGGCGATTGAGACGATTGTTGGAATTAAGAAACAGTGCCACGGTTATGTAACCGTGTATTGCGAACCAAAAGAGACAAGCGTCTCGCTGTCAAATAACTTATTTGACAAGCTGATAGACACTTACGATCTCAGCAAAATAGAGGAAGAACTGTGGGCAAAGTCGGCAAGGGTAAATGGTATAAAGCTTTATGCTTTGTACTATATAGAAGAGTTGAATGCTGATGATTTAGAGAAAATCGAAGAGCTGAAAACAGATGATTTATTGAAAATCGAGGAGCCAAAAAATGAAGAAGTATAAAAAAACAGGCGGAGGTCTTCTAGGTCTGTTTGACAAAATCAAAAAGCCTTTAATCTGTCTGACAGTATCGGCTGCTATGCTCGGAGCGTACAGCTTCGCATGTGCGGACGATTTGGAGGTTCGGCAGCTTCAAGGCGGCGGAATGACCGTCAAGTACATACCGTTTGAATCAGAATATAGCCACGACATGGACAAGCTGATTGAAGCGGAGTGTATGAAGTTGGGCATTGACGAGACAACAGCAATCGCCATTGCAAGACTAGAGACGGGGCATTACACTTCCCGGTTGTTCACCGAAAGTAACAACTTCGGGGGCATGGGAAACGGCAAGAGATATTACACCTACGAAACCCCGGAGGACGGAGCGGAAGCCTTTGTGAAGATGATTAAGTCCTATGCTGATAGGGGCATGGATACCCCAAGAAAAATGCAAAAAACCTACTGCCCAAATAACGAAGCATGGGCGGATATGGTGGAAGAACTGAAAGGAGAATTAAGATGATTAAATGCGAATTAAACATTAAAACGGGTCATGAGCAAGTATGCATTGATGGCAAGCTTCCAACCATACTTACAGAACTTGAAGATTTGGTTAGAGGATTTAGAGAAGTCATGGGGAACAACCATGTGCCGGAAAAGTTACAAGATGAACTCTTGGAAGCGGCCTTTGAAAAAGCTAAGCTTTCCGAAAAAGATTCTATTTTAAAAGCGATAGACGAAATAGAACTCCCTGACTTTTTTAAGAAATTTGTAAAATACTTACTTGAGAAAGATGAAGAGTAAAGAAAAAGCTCCCGAAGGAGCCACAAATAACACAAATGATTATACACCATATTCACTTGAATGTCAAATTCAAGGCTTGATAATGAATGCCACTCCGGACAAGCCTATCCGAAGAAAGGACCTCGTCCGGGCAACGCAGACGGATGATAGAACGGTAAGGCTTGCGATTGAGATTTTACGACACAACGGCGAAAGAATAATCGCCCACGAGAAGGGCGGTTACTATTACGCAGAGACCGAAGCACAATATCGGGCGTGGCGTTCAAGTATAACAGCCCGAATCGTAAACATGAGCAGCATGTTAAAAGCAATGGATAAAGCAACCAAAGGACAGGTGAAGATGGATGTATAGAACGGACAACCCACTTGCAGATTTTGCAAACTACGAGTGGGAAAGAGAAAAGAAACTCGCACAGCGACCTATCTGCTCGGAATGTGGCGAACATATTCAAGAGAAATATGCCTACCGAATAGACGGGAAGCTAATCTGCGAAATATGTATGAATGAACATAAGGAGAGAATAGATGAAAGGTTACAAAGCATTTGAGCCCGGGCTAATCTGCAAGGGCAAGCAATATGAGGAAAACACCATAGCAACAGAGGAAAAAGCGGAGCCGTGTAAGTGCGGTATTCACTTCTGCGAAAGCCCGTTTGATGTGTTAGATTATTACCCTCTGATAACAGAGGACGGAAAATTCACGGATTTTGCAGAAGTTGAAGCGTTGGATGAGCCTGTAACGGACGATAAAAAGAAGTATTGCACAACTAAATTAAAGGTTGGTGCAAAGTTAAGTTTCTCGGGATTCGTGAAAGCGTGCATAGATTTCGTTTTTGAGAAAACAGTTAAGAGTATGCCGGATAATAGTAGCGGCAATTACGCGCAGATAGGCAGTAGCAGCGATTCCGCGCAGATAGGCAGTAGCGGCAATTCCGCGCAGATAGGCAGTAGCGGCAATTCCGCGCAGATAGGCAGTAGCGGCTATTACGCGAAGATAGGCAGTAGCGGCGATTCCGCGCAGATAGGCAGTAGCGGCTATTCCGCGAAGATAGGCAGTAGCGGCGATTCCGCGCAGATAGGCAGTAGCGGCAATTCCGCGCAGATAGGCAGTAGCGGCAATTACGCGCAGATAGGCAGTAGCGGCTATTCCGCGCAGATAGGCAGTAGCGGCGATTCCGCGCAGATAGGCAGTAGCGGCGATTCCGCGCAGATAGGCAGTAGCGGCAATTACGCGCAGATAGGCAGTAGCGGCAATTACGCGCAGATAGATTCAAGCGGTGAAGACAGCGTAATCATGTGCGCAGGATTCAACAGCAGAGCAAAAGCGAAAAGAGGCAGTTGGATAACTCTTGCGGAGTGGAAACGCGACGAAATCAAAGGAAGATATGTACCAATTTGTGTTAAGACCGAGCAAGTAGACGGAGAAAGAATTAAAGAAGATACTTTCTATCAGTTAATTGATGGAGAGTTTAAGGAGGTAGAGTAATGAACAATCTTGAGTTATACGATAAATTCAGGAAAGTGCCTGAAACAGCAAAGAAAAACATCAGCGGCGGCAGACTTCAAGGAATGACTGACATCAACCCGATGTGGCGAATCAAAACACTCACCGAAGAATTTGGGGTCTGCGGCTTCGGATGGTATTACGAAATTGTAGACCAGTGGCTTGAGACGGCGATGGCGAAAGACGAGATTACAGCAAATGTAAAAATAAACCTTTATGTTAAGCAAGGCGACGAATGGAGCAAACCGATTGTAGGAATCGGCGGCTCAATGCTTGTAGCAAACGAAAAGAAAGGGCTGTATGTCAACGATGAGTGCTACAAAATGGCTCTGACGGACGCTATTTCCGTCGCTTGCAAATCACTCGGAATCGGTGCGGATGTCTACTGGAACAAAGACAACACAAAATACAATGACAGCAAAAAAGAGAATCAAGAAGCTACATTAAAAGCAAAAACATTAACTTATCGCGAAAAGCTGATTATCTACTTAAGGGAAAGCGGTTTATCATTTGCCGAAGTTGCAAAGGATTACGGCTTGAACGGTCAAACAACAGAGGAACGCTTCAAGGAAGTTTTGGAAGATTTGGAGGGGAAATAAATGCAGGATGTAACGAAAGATAGAGATAAATACATCGGCGGCAGCGACATCGCGGCGATTCTGAATATCTCTAAATTCAAGACCCGTTGGCAGCTTCTGAAAGAAAAAGCCGGAGTTGAGGAATCGGACTTTACAGGCAATGTTTACACGGAGTACGGCAATGCGTTAGAACCGCAGATCAGAGACCATATTAACGCACAGTGGTCTACGAATTTCGTTGAAAGCAAAATCATAAACGGCTATCTTAGATACCATGCTGACGGAGTGGACTATGACAAGGGAATGGTGCTCGAAATCAAAACCACTTCCGTAATTCATGAATCTATCAGCGATTACGATTACTACCTTTGCCAGCTTCTTATGGGAATGGAGATGTACGATTACGAGAGCGGACTTTTGGCGGTATACGAACGACCGGAAGACTTTAACGAAGAATTCAAGGCGGACAGGCTTACGGTTTATTTCATTGAAAAATCCGATTATACCGCATTTGTAGAGTACATCAAAGAAGAGGTTGAACGCTTCCGGGCAGACTGGTTAAGACTGAAAGAGAATCCGCTTTTGACCGAAGAAGAAATGCAGCCGCAAGAGATTGTGGAGATAGCCGATAGAGTGCTTCTCTTGGAATCTCAACTCGAAATCTTCAAACAGATTGAAAAAGAGTACAAAGAAGCAAAAGCGGACCTCAAAGCAGGCATGGAAAAGTACCACATCAAGAAATGGGAGACTCCAAACGGCACGAAGATAACGCTTGTTCCGGACGGAGAACCGACCGAAAAATGGGAATTCGATACCGATAAATTCGCGGCTGAAAATGCAGAATTATATAAGCAATATCTCAAAAAGGTAACTAAGAAAGGCAAGGCGGGATGTGTGAGAATTACCGCAGGCAAAAAATGAGCATGAAGGAACACACCAAAATATCCCCGGATACCCGACGGAAAGTCAGAAAGAGAGACAAAGGCTGCTGCATACTATGTGGCAGTCCGTGGAACCTCGAATGCGCCCATTATATCAGCAGGGCGCAGGGGGGCATGGGCATTCCCGAAAACCTTGTAATGCTGTGTAGAGATTGCCACTTCAAGTATGACAACGGCGGATATCGTGAAGAATTCGGAAGGTACATCAGAGACTACCTGAACAGCACCTATAAGAACTGGGACGAAACAAAATTGGTTTATGACAAATACTCATGGGTAGGTGGAAACGATGAAGATTAAAGAACGTCCACGGCTTGAACTTCTGTATAGACAGGATAACTTGATTATTCCCCTTGAGAAAGGGCAAATTCGCGCCGTACACGAGTTTTTTGACACGATTGGACAGATAGACCCGACCAAAGATTACACCGTTAAAATCGAGCCTACAAAGCGCAAGAGAAGCCTTGACGCGAATGCCTACTTTTGGAAACTTTGCAAAGAGCTGTCCGACAAGCTGCACATTTCGCACATGGAAGTATACAGGAATTATGTACGAGATTACGGAGCATTCAACATCGTACCGATTGCCGAAAAAGCGGTTGACCGTTGGGTGGAAAACTGGGGCAAAAACGGAAGCGGATGGATATGCGAAAGTATCGGAAAGTCAAAGATTGCAGGTTATGAGAACATTAAGTGCTATTACGGCTCTTCGGTGTATGACACCAAAGAAATGTCAAGACTGATTGACGCAGTTGTAGCGGATTGCAAGGAACAAGGGATCGAAACAATGACACCGGATGAGATAGAGAGGTTGAAGGAGCAATGGAAAACACAATAGACAAGCATTGTGAAGGCTGTAAATATCTCTTCAAAGGGCATTACGGAGGCACAAAATGCTGTGATTATCTAGTCATTACAGGTGAGCCGAGAGGTTGCCCGGCAGGAGAGGGTTGCACCAAGAAAGAGATAGGAAATAGAGAAAAAGTAACGCTTAAATTCGCAAAAAAGGCAGGTGGTTAAATTGGGAAAAGGCTGGGTCCCGATTAGCAGGCAGCTCCAAGACCATTGGTTATGGAACGATAAACCGTTCAGCAAAGGTCAAGCATGGATTGACCTCATTATGCTTGCAAATCACGAAGAAGTAAAGAAGCCTTACAAGAATCAAATAACGACATTTGAAAGGGGGACAGTAAGCCTAAGTTTATCAGAGTTATCTAACCGTTGGGGGTGGAGCAGACACAAGGTGCGTGATTTCCTAAACACACTCAAAACAGACGCAATGTTGGACATAAAAAGGACAGGCAAAATAACGGCTTTAGTCATTGAAAATTACGCATTTTACAACGATGTGCAAAACGCAAAAGGACAGAAAAAGGACGAAAAAAGGACAGTTTGCGGACAGTTTGCGGACACAAACAACAATGACAACAATGATAATAATATATATAACAACAAAAACGCGCGCGCGCGTGAGAGGTTCGTAGCACCTACAATCGATGAAGTACGAGCCTATTGTACCGAAAGAAACAACAGCGTGGACGCGCAAAGGTTTGTTGATTATTACACCGCCAACGGTTGGATGGTTGGCAAGAACAAAATGAAAAACTGGCAAGCAGCGGTCAGAACATGGGAGAGACAGGGAACGGCTGAGAGTGTTCACCACCCTACAAGAACGCAAAGTAGGTTTTGCGAAACACCTGTTGCTGACGATTTAGACGATTTATTTTGAGGTGAAAAATGATTGAACAGATATCGGACAATGTTCCAAAAAGTCCAAGTGAATACATAGGCGAGGATGGTGTAATGCGCTGTTCAGTATGCGGACAAGCTACCGAAACCACAATAAACATACTCGGCGAGGAGCGCAAAGTTCACTGCATTTGCGATTGCAGAAAGAAGGAATTGCAAGCGGCGAGAGAAAAAGAGGACGAAGAAGAAAAACGACGCAATCGGGCAATTTGCTTTGGCAAATCCGCATTGAGCGAGTGCAAGTTTGAAAACTCACACGACAGCGAAATGCTTAGAATCGGGAAGAGATATGCGGAGCAGTTTGATGAGTTTAAAGCTTCAGGAAAAGGGCTTCTTTTCTGCGGAACCGTCGGAACGGGGAAAAGTCATACATCGGCATGTATAGCGAATCGGCTCATAGATGACGGACACAAAGTTCTGATGACGAATTTTGCAACGATGGTTAATATCTTGCAATCGTCATTCGATGGCAGGCAGGAATACATCGACGGGTTGAATCGGTACGCATTACTGATTGTCGACGATTTAGGGGCTGAAAGAGAATCAGAATACATGCAGGAACAGGTTTTTAACATAATCGATTCTCGCTATCGTTCGGGATTGCCGATGATTATTACAACGAATTTGACGACGGAAGAGATAAAAAAGGCTTCGGATATCGGCAAACGAAGAATTTATGACAGAGTCCTTGAACGCTGCCACCCGGTAGTAATGAACGGACAGTCTATCCGCAGACAGAAAGTTAAAAATGATTTTCCGCAAATGGAAATGGCATTAAAAGGAGAGTAACAATGAGACTTACAGAAAAAATTGCCCGGCACTACGGGATAGAGCCGCAAAGCCGGCAGACCATTGAGGAGATGGCGGAGCTTACGCAAGCAATAACTAAATTTTGGCGATATACCGGCGACGACGCACAGCAGTTGAAAGGGCTGAAAAACGCAATAGCCGAGGAAATCGGAGATGTTGAGATAATGCTTGAACAGCTTAAAATCCTGTTCGGGATTGAAGAGGATGTCAGAGAATGCAGGGCATTTAAGCTGATTCGACAGCTTGAGAGAATCGAGAAGGAGAAGAAATGAAAGCACATCTCTTATTTGAACAATCCGGCACATTCAAGAATGCTTTCAAGAAAAACGGCATAGACGCATTCGATTATGACATTTTGAATGACTTCGGCGAGACGGACTTTCAGATTGACCTCTTTGGGGAAATCGAAAAAGCGTTCGAGGGGGGGGCAAAGCGTGTTTGACAACATCGCAAAAGAAGATGTTTGCTTCGCATTTTTCCCATGCACGAGGTTTGAAGAACAAATCAATATGGCATTTCGCGGCGAACAGTTTCAGATGAAAAAGTATACAGACAAGAAAAAACTTGAAACTTGCATAAAGTTGCACAAAGAGCGAGCCGCATTATACGAAAAAATCTGTCAGCTTGCGATTGTATGCCTGGATAAAGGAATTCGCATTGTAATCGAGAACCCTTTTTCTCCGCAGCACTATTTGAAGCAATATTGGTGTTTGAAGCCGAAAGTTATTGACAAAGACAGAACGGTGGAGGGAGATTACTACAAAAAACCAACGCAATACTACTTCATAAATTTTGAGCCAAAAAACAATTTTCTGTTTGAGCCGATTGAGTTTGTGAAGACGAGAACAATCGAGTTTGAGCGCAAGGCTGAACAGTCAAGACAGGTTCGGCGCAGCATGATACACCCACAATACGCAGACAGATTCATAAGACGATATATTTTGTGAAAGTGAGGAAAAACAAATGAATTCAGTAATTTTAATTGGTCGCCTTACCCGCGATCCGGAAGTAAGATACACATCAGGCACACAGACAGCGGTATGTACATTTACCGTTGCGATTGACAGACCCGTGAAAAAAGACGAAAAGAAGCAAGCGGATTTCCCGAGGGTTATCTGCTTCGGCAAACAAGCTGAGAACTGCGAAAGATTCCTTGCAAAGGGAAGACTGGTAGGCGTTCAAGGCAGATTGCAGACCGGAAGTTACACCAATAAGGACGGAGCGACGGTTTACACAACGGATGTTGTAGCTGACAGAGTAGAGTTTTTGGAATGGGGAGACAGACAGGAAGCAATTTCAAGACCGGCAGAAGAGCCTGCACCGGAAGGGTTTGCGGCAGTAAATGAGGATATCCCGTTCTAGTGAGGTTAAGAAATGATTAACTCAAAAAACGAACAAGAGGAGGGAAAAGATGATAAACAGCAAAGCGAAAGAAATTTGGAAAGATGTGGCCGGGTATGAAAACAAGTACGAAATTTCAGATCATGGGAATGTTAGGAGCAAACGCACTAAGAATGAAATGCGGCAGTACATAAATGACAATGGGTATTGCATTGTCGGATTTTATGACCAAACCAAAAGAAATCCCAAGCACTTTCGCGTACACAGATTGGTTGCAGAAGCATTCATACCAAATCCAGAGAAAAAAAGAACGGTAAATCATATAGACGGAAATAAGTCAAATAATTTATTGGAAAATCTGGAATGGGCGACACACGGCGAAAATCTAAGACACGCAAGAGAGCATGGGCTAATTGTAACAACCGAAAAACAGCGAGCCGCTGCGAGAAAAAACATCCGAAAGAATATGTTACTGTCGAACAACAACAGAAAAGCAGTATTCTACATTGATGAAAATGGTAATAAAAAAATATATACATCGATACGAAATGCGTCCAGAGATATTGGCATAAGTCCAGCAAGCATTATTAACTGTCTAAAAGGGAGAACGCACACAAGCGCAGGAATGAAATGGGGGTATTGTGATGACTATTCGGTCAAGAGATAAAGGTGCACGCTTCGAGAGGGAGCTTGCAAGCAAGCTGAAAGCGCGCGGCTATAACTGCCGCCGCGGTCAGCAGTACTGCGGAGCAAACGGAGACGCGGATGTGGTAGGACTGCCGGGAATCCACATCGAAGCAAAACACCAAGAAAAAATGCAGCTGTATGATTGGGTATGGCAAGCTAAGCGAGACGCAAAGCCGGATGAACTTCCGGCGGTATTCCACAAAAAGAATAACCGTGAAATATTAGTGACAATGACATTTGAGGATTGGATGATTTTTTATGAAAAAACAGCGAATAATTAGAGTGTTTCCATATAGGACATCATACACCCCTGATGACGAATATGTCTTTATCGGAATGCCGCCGTTCCTGCTTCCAGAGCATGACGAAATACACATCAGTTGCACATTTACATGGGACAAAGAGCTGTGCAAAGAACTTGCCTTTCAATGGGAAGTGCGAACGGATAAGCCGGTAAAACTTGGCGGTGTTGCTTTCGGAAGCCCATCAGAGGACTTTGAACAGGGGCTATACGTCAAGAAAAACATCATCTTCACTACGCGAGGCTGTAACAATAACTGCCCGTGGTGTATTGTGCCGAAACTCGAAGGAAAGCTAAAAGAACTGCCAATATGCGAAGGCAATATCATTCAAGACAACAATTTCTTGCAGGCTTCAAGGGCGCATAAAGAGAAAGTTTTTGATATGTTGCGAAAACAGCGAGGGATTTGTTTCAAGGGCGGTCTTGAACCGGATTTGATTGACGACCATTTTGTTAATGGTATTACATCGCTCAAAATCAAGGAACTGTGGCTTGCCTGTGATACAGACGCATCAATCAGCCGTTTCCGTAAAGGCTGCGAAAAACTTGTAAAGGCAGGATTTAACCGTAACAAGATAAACTGCTATGTTTTGTCTTATGGGAAAGACATGGAAGCTGACGAAGCAAGGGCAAGGGCAGTTTACGAGGCGGGCGCGATGCCGTTCATGCAGTTGTATCGAGACTTTTCGGACAAAAAAACAACATATTCGACCGAGTGGAATAAGTTTCAGCGCAGTTGGGCGCGACCGGCAGCGATTGAAGCACATATGAAACGAGGAACAGACTTCAGAAAATTTAATACATGATAAAAATGGAGCAAAAATTATGACACCAAAGAAGAACAAATTAACACCGAGAGCCGCAATTAGATGGCTTGAAGAATTGCGCCGGGCGAGCGAACGGCGGTCGGGTGCAGACACGATATATCAGATTCGCTACATGTTCAAATACATCGAGAAGATATTGCAATATCAAGAGGTGATGATACCCGAAGTCGAGGAAAGCGGGCGGTTCATTTGCCCAAGATGTAAGCATGGCATGATATCCGAATCGGGAACGGTAGACGATTATGCATTTTGCCCGCTCTGCGGTCAGAGGTGGAAGGAGACAGAAGATGATTAAGCAATGCGCATGTTGCGGCAAGGAGTTTAATGCAAAATACAAAGAAGCAAAATACTGTTCGAGAGAGTGTTCTCACAAGGCCCATAGTGCATTTGCCAAGGAGCGGAACACGAAAAGAAAACAGGAAGCATTAGAAAAAAAGCAAGCTAAGAAGCGACTGGCAGAGGACGCACGCAAGGCAAGAGATATGAAGATGAGTTACGGACAGTACAAAGCTATGATTTATAAGGAGGCAATGGTAAGATGAAGATTTTAAAAAATGACATATTAGCAGACGAAAAAAACGCATTATGGGAAGTAATCGACATTACGAACAGTCAACTGGTTATTGAGAACAAAATAACCGCAGAGAGGCGGATAATCAGTAAGAGGTTACTTAATGGCGGCGAAACAGGCTACAAGAAGGTTGAAGTTACCAAAGACTGCACAATAACACGCAGACCATACATAGCACGAATGGAAAGGCTTATGGACGAGGTGAATCCTAAGAGTGTAAGCGAAGCACAATTCTTGTATGAACTGGTGAGCGAAATCTTCAGGAGTGGCTTCAATGAGGAATTTATGAACGATGAAACGATATAAATTCAAGCGGAAGCACAGTTGGACGGTAGAATTGGCAAACATTAACGCATATGTGGTTGACAGCACAATCCCCGGATTGCACTACATAGTAGACAATGACCGTATGGCAATGGTACGGCATGACGATTTGGCATTGTGGGATATCGACGACACACCGACAGAAGCAAAAAAATTCATCGGAAGAGTAAAAAAGGAGATACTGGACATCTACGCAGACATCAAGAGCCTGCGTAGTATGACGGTAAAGTACGAAGAAGTAAAATTGAATGCCTGAAAGGAGAAGGAAAATGAAGATGGAATTTAATTATTTAGTTGAAAAGATGCGGATGTTGAATAGTTTAGGACGAATAAACGATAAGTGTCTGGGGGTAAAGTGTTCAATGTGTCCATTATCAAACGTCAACAATGAATTTGCTCTTGCTTGTGATGATTTTGAAGTTCAATATCCTTTTGAAGCAACCGAAATCGTCCGCAAGTGGGCTGAGGAACATCCGAGAAAGACGAGGAAAGATATTTTGCTTGAAGTGTTTCCAAATGCACAGTTAGATTCGAGTACTCAACGCCCCTTAGTGTGTGCGTCTGATTTAGGATTTTGCACAGATTGTCCGTCAGTTGATAATTGTGAAATCTGTTGGAACATGGAGGTAGAGGAATGAAGGCAATTAGAAAAAAGATTTCACCAACCTATTTTGATGATGTGAAAGACAGACAGAAAAATTTTGAAATCAGAAAGGACGATGATGATGTGCAGGTCGGCGACAAGGTTGTTCTGGGTGAATGGAAAGAAAATTACGGATACACTGGAAGATTTGTCACAAGGAAAGTAAAGTATGTTCTGCGAAATGTGCCTGAATATGGGTTAAGAGAAGGCTATTGCATTATTGGTTGGTAAAGGAGCGTGAGCAGGAATGAGGATATTAGATGCCTGTTGCGGTAGCCGTATGTTTTGGTTCGATAAGCATAATCCGTTAGTGACATTCATGGACAACAGAAACTTTGAAGATATTCTGTGCGACGGCCGAAGTTTGCGAGTGAAGCCCGATATTGTAGGAGATTTCAGAAATATACCATACCCGGACGAATCTTTTAATCTTGTGGTCTTCGACCCGCCGCATTTGCTGAAAGTCGGGGAAAACTCTTGGCTTGCGAAAAAATACGGCAAACTGGACGCTGATTCTTGGAAAGAAGATATAAAACAAGGATTTTCTGAATGTTTTCGAGTTCTAAAAAAGGATGGAGTATTGGTATTCAAGTGGAGCGAGACGGATATTACTGTATCAGATATCTTAAAACTCACACCACAAAAGCCGTTAATTGGACACAAAAGTGGCAGATTGAATAAAACGCATTGGATATTATTTGTAAAGGTAGGTGAGAATGATTGACATACGAAAAAGCACTGAAACACTATGAAGAAAACTTATGTAGGTTTTGCAGAGCGAAGCATTGCGAGAATTGTCCGACAGCAACAGCTAAAACAGCAATGGAAAAGCAGATTCCAAAGAAACCGAGCGGCACTCTGACCACTTCGGGAATATCGAGGTATAAAAGCGGGAATTGTGGGTGCGGAACTGGCATTGTAATGGTTTACAAATATTGCCCGAACTGCGGACAAACCATAGATTGGAGTGAGGAAGAATGACAAGAGAAGAAGCTATCAGATTATTAGACCCGGAGACAACTGCGGAAGCAATCGCAGAGATTGAGTATTACGCCGGATTCAACGCCAAGACTGCAAGTATACAGGCTATCACAGAAGCGTGTGAGCTGGCGGTGAAGGATATGCGAAAGCAAACGCCGATGAAACCTATAGACAACGAGGAAATGTGGCAATTCGAGTGTCCCACATGTGGGGAAGTGGTTGTTTTGTATCACGACGGCAAGCCCCATCATTGCGAGTGTGGGCAAGCCATAGACTGGGAGGGGATAGAATGACAGAAGACATGAAAAAAAGAGAAAACGACGCAAAGGAATGTATTCACTGGACAATCTGTCAAGAACTATTCGAAACCTACAAGGCTAAAAATGCCGATTACGGAGACAGTTTTGCACAGGTTAGGGAGAAATACCCGAACGCAATTCTAATTCGATTAAATGACAAACTGAACAGGTTAGAAACGCTGATGAATGGGGCAGAACAGCATGTCAACGATGAATCAATAGAAGATACATTGTTGGACTTGGCAAATTATTGCATAATGGAGCTGGTAGAAAGGAAATATGGATGATTGACACAAAAGAGTATCTAAAGCGGATAGCACTTATCGACGCGCAGATTAACGGCACAATCGCCGACATGCAGCGATGGTATGACCGGGCGACCGCCATCACATCACAGCCGAAGACGATTGTGTCGTTTGATGAAAACACAGGAAAAGTAAAAAAGACTGTGATTCCTCCGGCGTTCGGATTGGGAATATCGGACAAGATAGGCGATAGTGTAGCCGAATATGTAGACATCGAAATGGAATCCGACTTAAAGTCTTTGCTGGACGAACGCCAACGGGTAATCAATCATATCCGGCAGCTGAAAAACAAGGACAGGTTCGATGTGCTATGGAAGTGCTATGTACTTAACATGACGAACAAGGAGATTGCCGCGGACATGGGGCGGTCGCAGACATGGGTGTCTACGGTGAAATGTGAAGCAATTGCGGAGCTGGATGGTATGATAAATGTGTAAAAAATGTATGAAAACTGACAAAGTTGTATGCACAATGACAAAAACCTGTACTATAATATAAAGTGAGAAATGTTCTTCTTGAAGGCAACTTAACATACTTCTTAAAAAGAAAACTCGGACGACCTTCGCCCGGGTTTTTTCGTGGGGTGAAAAATGAATTTAGACCGAAAAGGGGCAGATAAATTATGGAAGAAATAAAAATGGGGAGACCACCTAAAAAAATAGATAAGAAAGAATTCGAGAAGCTTTGCGCATTACAATGCACGAAGGAAGAGATATGCGGATTCTTAGAGGTCTCAGATAAGACACTTGATAAATGGTGTGCGGAAAAATATGGAAAGAGTTTCTCCGAGGTATTCCGGGAAAAGCGTGGAACGGGGAAAATAAGCCTTCGCAGAATGCAATTTCAGCTTGCCAAGAAGAGCGCGGCAATGGCAATCTTCCTCGGGAAGAACTGGCTCGGACAGACGGACAAAGGACAAGGAACAGAGGACGCAGAAGACGACGGATTTATGGACGCATTAAAGGAGAGTGCTGATGTATGGGACGAATAGGCTTTAGATTCAGCCCGTTCAGCAAAAAGCAGAAGCAGTTACTTACATGGTGGCTTCCGCAGTCGGGTGTGTCAGACAAAGACGGAATCATAGCAGACGGAGCAATCCGTTCAGGTAAGACGGTGTCAATGGCACTGTCTTTTGTTATATGGGCGATGGAAACCTTCAACGGACAGAACTTCGGCATGTGCGGAAAGACGATCGGCGCATTTCGGCGTAATGTGCTCACGGTGATGAAGCAGATGTTGCTTTCACGGGGGTACAAACTCACAGACCACCGAGCGGACAATCTTATTGAAATAACGCGCGGTAAGGTGACGAATTACTTTTATATCTTCGGCGGAAAAGATGAGCGAAGCCAAGACTTGATACAAGGTATTACCTTAGCAGGGATATTCTTCGATGAAGTCGCGCTCATGCCGGAATCATTCGTGAATCAAGGAACAGGCAGATGTTCAGTCGAAGGTTCCAAGTTTTGGTTCAATTGTAACCCAGACACCCCAGCGCATTGGTTCAAAAAGGAATGGGTAGATAAGCGAGAGGACGACAAGAACCTCTTGTATTTGCATTTCACAATGGACGACAACCTGTCGCTTGCGGAGGACATCAAGAGAAGATACCGGGGAATG